GTCGGAAAAGCGGTTGTCGTGTCGGGTCGGGTCGTGGTGTGTGGTGCTGTGGAGTGGCGTGCGGTGCCGTGTCGGAAAAGCGGTTGTCGTGTCGGGTCGGGTCGTGCCGTGTGGTGTTGTGTTGTGCAGTGAGGTGTCGAAAAGCTACTTGGCGAAAAGCGAGAGAACTTCGATGCCGGGGAGTGGAGCCGATGCCGCCTTTTCGGCGATCAACCGCGTGGCTTTCTTCCCGGTGGCCAGCGCAATCGCTCCCGCGAATGAAACCTCAAGATTGTGCCGAACCTGCTGCTCTTGCGGCAGTTCCGAGACCTTGATCGAAGCCAACACGGCTCCCGCCCGTCGCGCCGTCTTGTGAATGTGCTTTCGCTTGCCTTCGACGGTATCGAGCTTTTCGGCGGCGTCGAGGCGCTTGTATCCGACTCCCTTGACGGGGCCGAACGTCCAGCCGAACTCCCGGAAGACCTGCCGGGCGGCGGTATAGAAACTTCCCCGGAGTTCGTTCAGGGGACGCTTGGTGATTTCCTCAAGATCGGAATAGGAGACGATTTCGCCTACCTCCATTGACTCGATCCGCTTGCGGATGAGTTGGGCGTCGAGGCCGATTGTCGCGATTGGCTTGGTATCTGTGTTCATATTTTTTTGGTAGAAGGGTTGTCGTGTCGTGTCGTGTCGGGTCGTGGTGTGAAGTGCAGTGGAGTGGCGGAAAAGCGGTTGTCGTGTCGGGTCGTGTTGTGGCGTGCCGTGAGGTGGCGTGCCGTGAAGTGTCGTGTCGGAAAAGCGGTTGTCGTGTCGGGTCGTGGCGTGGTGTGTTGTGGCGTGTTGTGTCGTGAGGTGGTGTGTTGTGTCGTGGGGTGTTGTGATGTGTCGGAAAAGCGGTTGTCGTGTCGTGTCGGGTCGTGAAGTGGCGTGTAGTGATGTGTCGTGCCGTGACGGAAAATCAGCTATCCCATTCGATGTCCGAAACCGCGAAGATCCCGGAGCCATTCCCGTTCTGCGGACGGAACGCCCCAACCCCCATGAACTGTCCAGCGGCCACGAGAACCTGCTCCAAGATGTCCTTTGTCACCGTGTCGTCCAGGACATGCACTGTCAACGTCCCCTCCCATGAGGTGAGTTCCGGGAAAAACCGCAGAACCCGCTTGCCAGAACCCGCAACCCCATCCGAGTTGCAGTTGATCGGACGCTTGAGGATGTCGCTCTCCTGGTTGCCGGTCTCGACATTGGAAAACACCATCACCCCAGATTTGAAATGCTTGGTGTAGGTCGATTTCCCCTTTCCGGGAATCTGGATGTTGAGGAACTTCGCCGCGTCTTGCATCGCCTTCTTGAAGGCCACGCCGGGGATGAAAACATTCCCGTCCTTGTCGATGTGCGCCTTGTTTTTCCAGACGCGCTCCTCATAATCCTGCGCTGTCTCCCGGTCGAGCTTGTCCGTCGCGTGCATCCGGCTTTGCAGGAGTGGCGCGTGTGATGTCAGTTTACATGTTGCAATTTTCATATTTTTTATTTAGTGTTGTTTTTCTTCTTTGCCTTCGCCGCCTGCATCATTGCTTGCTGCTCCGGCGTGATCTTCCGCCTGCTCTTCCTCCCCCCCTTCGCCGCCAAATGCTTGGCAATCGTCGAATCGGGCAGGGACTTATTGCAGTGCGGACAAATCATCTGTCCCGTTGATACCCTAACCGCTTACGCCAGTCAACCCTTTTTTTCCTCCTCCTCCTCTTTCTCGTCCTCCGCACCCCACAGCAACGCCCTCAGATTCGGGTCCATGATCGCTGACACCAAGCACATCTGGTCGCAGTCCCCAAGGTGGTTGTCCCCCTTGGATTTATACGCCCGAACCTTCCGCCCCGTCTTCTTTTCGATGGTTATCGTCTTATATTCCGCCCGCGTCTGCTTTCGGTAATCCTCCGAGACGTCCTGCGGAACCGTCCATCGGTAAGTACTCATCCCCAACCTGAGCCGATGATACATGTCCTTGATAGGATTCTGACACCAAAAGAAGTAACGAGCCTGCCGACGAATCCCTTCCTTCCCGATCCCCACATGCCCGATGTTCGACGGAGAGAACGGATAGTTGCGCGTGAGCCGATCAGGCTTCCCGTTCACCGTCACCGGCTCATGATGCGGGAATGATCGCTTGTTCGTCATGTCGCCCCAAAGACCCATCCAACCGTAGCGAACGCACACAGCCTGCACCGCCGCAGTGTCAAACGCGATGTCCACCAGCGTCCGACCCGTCTCGACCCCCAACTCAATCCGCTTCTCCTCCATCTCCTCCCACGACGTGATCTTGCCCTCATCGATCAGGCGGCACTCGTCCGCGCCGAACGCGCGACACACATACCACCGATGCGCTCCCTCTCCCCGAGACGCCTTCCCCGCTTGGTTGTCGATACAGATAAACCTCGTTTTCTCTCCCTCAAAATCCTCCCGCTTGTGATAGTTGCCTTTTGACCGATCAAAGGCCGCGTCTTGGTCGGAGTCGATAGGAGATTCATCCCAAGCCATCGCTCTCCGCTTCTGGATGTAGTCCTTTAGTGGTTCCATCGCTCCACGCTTTGCCGCGTAACTTGCGCGGATCTTCTCCATCAATAGCTTTGGCAATGGGAAATAATGCACTGAGACCGCCTCCATGTGGAACGATCTGTGATCTTCTGGCGCGTTCGGATTCGTAGAGATGTATCGGCCTAGTTGCGATTGATCTTTTCTTGAAGCCTCATCGGTAGGCCAGTCCATTCCGCAATGCTCGCAATTATACCGCACGGTTGGAAGTATCTTCGACCAGTTGTAATCCCCGTTCTCATCGCAGGTATCTTTATCAATTTTTGATCTAAGCCTGTCCTTGTGATCGCTCATCGTTTGGAACTGATTACAATAAGGGCACGGCACTTGCCATACGTCGCATGAACCTGCATTAAAGGAATCGTCCGACTCATCTCCTAGAACGCTACCAGTCGATAGGGTCAGGATCTTGTAATCTTTCACCCCTTCAACTCGCTTCTCAAAAGCCGTCATCATCCCAGGCCCGTAAAGGTGCGGCTCCTCCATCGTCAACCACTTCACCCGCTTCGACTGGGCCGCCGAAAGATTTGCCCCCACCGCGTAAAGGCTCATGTGCGGGGCCGCTATCTTCATCCCACGCTTCTTGTTCCGATCAACAGGCATCCGTTTCGCGAGGAATTCGTTCGCCTCAATCATCGGGTAAATACGATCCTCCATCGCGTCTTTTGCGTCATCATCCGTTTGCCAGACGTAGTAATACAATCCCGGATCTTCCGCTATGCAATGGGCAATCTGGATCTCCCCGATCAATGATTTAGCTGCTCCCGCTGGCATCCTCACATCGACGCGCCGAATCTTTGGATCTGATAACGCTCTAAGCGTCCCAATCAGCCAAGGCGATTCGCTTGCAATGTAGATCGGATAACGAACTGAATAAGGGATTTTCAATTTCCCATCCGACCACTCCATAATATCGCCCTGGAACGGGGTCTGCACAATCCCGTCGAACGTCTCGCGGAGGTATGCGGTATCGGTCATTTGATTTTCGCCTTCACCCTCGCAACAAAAACGGGGAATATCGACTTGTCCATCAGGTCTTTCGCCTCCGCCTCAATGATCGCCCAAAGGCGCGTCCATTCCTCCTTGACCAGCTCCTTCGGCACAAACTCGTCCTTCGTCACCGCCAGCTTGTGCCGGTCGGATTGAATCCCGATGTCCAACCGATTGACCACCCGGATCAGTTTCCTCCTCTCCAACTCCTCCTTGTCCGCGTCATCAAGGGACTCCCCTCCCCCGCTCGCGGGCGCTGGGGGATTCGCCGTAAGCCAAGCCGTCAGCCCGTCGAGGTAAACTTTCTGCCCCACGAACGCCTTGCACCCCCCCGTCCGCGCCCGCCTAATCTCGCTGACCGGCAAGCCCCACGCCAACGCCCCCGCTTTCATCGAGGTCGCAACATGCGGCAGCTCATCCCCGATTTTCTTCCTCGGACGAGGAGGCGGAGGAATCGGGTTTTTCCTTTTTGTGGGATTTTCTTTCATCGCTTGGGATTTTCTTTCATCGCTCGGGATATTTGGGATCTTGGGGGAGGTGTCCCGCAGGAATCGTAGGCAACGGCACCAAACT